TTAAAGCGACGCGAGCAACAGCGCCGGTGAGCGGTCAAATGTTCCGACCTGCATGACCCACAGATCGGCATTGCCATGCGTGTCCCGCAGGCTCGCAATTTCTGGCTGAGTCAGCGACAGCTGCGGTTCGCTGCGCGTCCATGTGACGTGCGGCGCGGCGGTCGGGCCGTAGCCGATTTGATAAAGTTCGCGTTCTTCGACCAGTGGCACCTCGACCGCATTGTCCCAGCGCCATTGCCCGCGCGCGCGCCGGGTCCAGCTGAAATGCCGGGTCTGGTCCGGATCGATTCGTTGACGCGGGTGAACCGGGCACGGTGGGCGACGCGAGAGACCGGGATTGGCGAGCGGGGCGAGCACCGCTTCGGTATCGCCTCTCCCGATTGCCGCGATCCGCGTGGTCGGCAGCGGTGGAACAAGCTCCTGATCGAGCGCTACCAGACTGTCATCCAGCAGGACGGCAAGGGTCTGCGCAGGATGGCCCTGCGCCGCGCCGTGCTCGGTGCCGCCGCGTCCGCGAAGCAATCCTGACAATTCCCACCGGCGGTTGCCCAAGGGGGCGGCCCGCACAAACTGGATGACCTCACTGCCGACCAGCAAACGGTTGGCTCCTGCGGCGAGGCCATCAATGCTTGTTTCAGTGAAGGCGATGTCGTCTGCGACGAGTTCGATTACAGCCTTGGCTTCCGGCTCGAACAGTAAAGCCCGCGAAGGGGGCAGGGGTTCAAAAAGTGTGCCAATAATGGCGCGCTGCGATCCGCTGGTGCCCAGATCGACCATCGCGGTGCCTTGAACGGCAAACAGCGCCGCACCGCGCCAAGCATTATTTTCGGCCGAAACGGCTGCGAAAATCAGAGATGCAGCGGGATTGGCATTGCCGTCTGCCGGAACTTCTATGGCGGCCAGCTTCGTATTCGGGATCACCAGATCTGACGGCGGCAAGGGCTCGCCCGGATCGCTGATGCGGGCCGTTGTAAGGCCGGGCGCGAGCCGTTCCAATTCGAGCTCAATCCCGCGGTCGAGCCATTCCCAACTGCGCAATAGCCAGTATCCGGGAGCATCGGGAATGCGCACGATGGTGCCGGGGGATAGGCGCGGGTCGATTTCGCTGGTGCGCCAGAGCACCGTTTCGTGCTGCCAGCGTGCACGATTCGCACTGTCATTGGCCAGCTGCCGTGCTCCGCTCGCGTTCATGGTGGCGGGCAGATCAACCATCAATTCGCGGCCCACCTGCCGCGTGCCAATCGCGCGCTGAACGCCCGGCTGGTAATCGCGATCTTCATCGTAATAGCGCAGGGCCGCCGGTTCCTGGGTCGGGACACCTGACCGCTGCTTGTGCCGGGCTTCGTCTGTGCCATTGTCGCGCAGCGCGAGTTGGGCGGGCAGAGTTATGATTTCGCCATCTGGGACCGCCCGAGGGGCAATGATCGGGCCATATTTGCCTGATGTGCAGATCAGAGGGATGACCTGATCAATTGCTGCCAAACTTGCGGCAAGCGGCCCGCCTTCATCGGCAAAGCCCCGGGCATGGGCCAGCATGACCGGCATCGCAGCCGGAACCGCCCCAGGCACCAACCGTTCCAGAGAAACAGTGTCATCGCCCCCTTCGGCGAAGATTTCGAAGCTGAGCGCCGGGATACGGTTGCCAAAATCTCCCAGTTCAAGATCTTCGAACACCACATAGGCACAGTCCCGGAAGGCTGGTGCCTGACCGCTTTTGGCGGCCGCGATCAGGGGATCAACCGGGTCGTCGCCGTGGCCGCTATAGATGCGCAGGCTCCCGCCTGCCTTGAGGTCGCCAAGGCTTCCGCGCAGCAGGTTGCCATCGGCCCAGACCCGCCCGAGCCGCGCAATCGGGGTGCTGGACAATGCGACCGCGAAGGAGGCCGTATAGGAGAAGGTGACAGTCGATGGCTGGCCCTTGCGTCCCTTTTCCTTGCGCCTGTTTTCAATCAGGTCGGTTGACCAGATCACCGAACCGGGCACCCGCATCCGCCCGAAGTGGCGGGCGATTGGCTGGCCATAGCTCGACGTGCTGATCGTCACTTCGCGCAGACGAGGCCCTTGGCGGGTGCCGCCGCCAAAAATGAGCCCATCGACCTGCTGACCGACCAACGCGCCAATCGATCCGCCAATCGGCCCACCAACGGCGGTGCCGATGGCTGTAAGCACCAATGTTGCCATAAAATCAGCCTTCCATTTGTTGTGCGACCTGCCACTTGATGTGGAGCCGCCAAGCGGGATCAAGCGGTTGCCACACCACTTTTCGCAGCCCGGCATGGGCATGAATGATGCTGGCCGCGCTCGCGGCGATGGCCAGATGATGCTGGCAATGGCTAAGCGCGATCAACAGCACATCGCCCGCGCGGATTGGCCCGGGCGACGCCGTCAGTCCTGATCGGTCGGCAAAATGTAGCCAATGGTCCACCGACAGGTTGCGCAAGCCGTAACCACTGGGCGCACGCGGAGTTGCTCCGGTCGCGGATAGCGCTGCGACCACCAGCCCGACACAATCGAGACCAGTTGCAGGGTCGCGTCCGTGAAGCCGGAACGGGCTGCCGACCAGCTTTGCCGCTGCCTCGGCCAGCGCAACGCCCGGATTTGGCGCGCCCGCCCCAATCATGGTTGGCCGTAACGCGACAGCAGATCATTGCCCGGCAGGAACGGTTCACCGCGGAAGTTGATACTATTGGCAAACCGGCCCACGCAGGTGGCAAAGGTATGATCGCATCCTTCGCGCAGTTCAGCGCGGGTGCCGATAGCGGTTCCCGCCACCAGCGGCCGATCGAGTGTGAGCCAGTCCGCGTCCGCATCGATGATACCGAAATCCAAGCCAGTCTGCGGCCCAGACAGGAACCGCAATTTACCGTCGACGTAATTTTCCCCGATCAGGCCAGCAAAACGCACCCGGTTCGTTTCGGGGTCAATCGCATCAAGCAAGCGGAAGGTAGTGAAACGCACCGCCGAAAGCCCGCATCCCCGGCCACAGAACTCGGCCCGGCAGGTCGGGCTGGTGCGCGGAACAAGGTCGCGTTCGAGCAGGCTTTTGTTTGATCGCAGCTCGGCGGTGAACTGCGTCTGATTGTCCTCGATCCGGCCAATTTGCCCTGAATAGAGCGTGGAATGATCAAGCGTGATCCAGTCGACCGCGCCGATTTCGATCGCGGCTTCATCGAACAGTCCGGCGGCAAGTTCTTCTTCGCGGATCGAATCATGGTGCAGCGCACCTTGTGCTTCGGCGCTGTCGTTGCTGAGTTCAACCGTGAGTCGGATCGCGGCAGGGATCATGCCGGGCGCGGCGCGGTGGGTTATGCCGCCGAAGGTCAGATCGCGGTTATGGCTGGTAAAGGCGAGTGCGGCCCCATCACGGCGATAAATGCGCCAGAAGGTCGCGACCGTATCAAGCTCGCGGTCGAAGAACACCCGCATCAGGCTGTCTCCCGCAGTTCGATCAGCGGGATTGATGGTGCCTCCCCGGCTGCAAAATCCACTGCGGACACGTCAAGTCGGTCTTCGGCGAATCGTACCGGAACATCGAACAGGAACCCAGCACGCACCTCTGCCCCGGGAGGCGGTGCGGCGAGGAACCGAAGCACGCCTTTCTCGCTCAGCGTCCAGCCAGTGCTCGCGCCGCCGCCGATGCTGACCAGCAGCGTTTCCGGCCGCGGCCGGGTGATTGGGCGCACTTGCGGCTCGCCTGTCCCATAGGACTTGATCAGCTGGAAATCCGCCGTGGCGCCGTCGCCAATGCCGATCAACTGATCGAACATGGTTGGCGTGCCGGTCATCGCGTTGGAGCTGTTATCGAACGGATCCATCATGCGGAACCCGCGCGCCGGGCCTCGCCGGGCGCGGAAGAAAGCGACGAGTTCGGACAGTTCCGTCTCTGACCGGATGCCGGGGCCGACATCGAAATGCAGCCGCGCATCCGACCACAGCGAATTGCGCCGTTCGTGCCCCGATGCGGTCACCGCAATCGAGGTCGAGAATTCCGGCGCGACCGAGGCATTACGCCCCAGTGCAAAGGGGTAAAGCACGTTGTCGAACGGATCCATGGCTTGCTCCGGGGATGGGGCGAGGCGGGTGTAGCCATCGCGGTTGACCTGCGGCAGCGCCCAGACATAGCGGCGGGCGATGCCGCGCTCGGCTGCTTCATCGATCCCATTGTCGATCCGCAGCCAGAAAAGTTCGGCATCGGCAGGATCGAGCACGAAACCGGCGAGATAATCCTGAAGCGCAGACGGGTAGCCGAGCCAGGAATCGACAAAGGCATAGGCCGCGCGCCGCGCCGCATCCGCTCCGCCGGTGAGCCAGTCGTAGTCTTCGATTTGCAGCCGGTCGAACGCCGGTGCCGCCCAGCCAGATGGCAGGTTCGCCCGAAACAGTTCAGGCCTGTTCGGGTCGAGAATGGTCGGCGTGAATGTCAGCAGCAGCACCTCTGACGGCCCCTGCGCGGCGTTGCGAACGACGGCGGTCAGGTTCGCGGTCGATTGTGCCAGCAGCACGCCTGCTTCATCGAGCAAGGCGGTTTGCGCGAAGGTCAGTGGGCCGCCGACATCGGTGATTATCGGCGGGGTGCCGCCGAATGCTGCCTTTGCAGCGTCATCATACAGGCAGATTTCTCCTGCCGATGTCACCCACCACCACGGCTCGCCTATCTGGAAGCGCACCGGCAGACCTGCCTGCCTAAGCAGCGCCACGAAGTCGCGGGCCACGTCCATCAGCCATGCCATCGCTTGCGTATTTGCCGGAGACAGCAAGGTCGATGGTGGCACCCAGCCGGTTAATGCAGGGGCGCCGCTTGCGGTGCGCTGCTTCCAGGCATCCGGGCAATAGGCATCGAACAATTCATACGAGAGCGAGGCGATGACTTCGAAGGCTCCGGCCTGCGCAAGCTCGAAGTAATTGCGGTGCCAGGCAACCGCTGGCGCACTAAGTTCTCCTGCGGTTGTCACCTTGACCTTGCCAGTCGGCTGCTGCGCGAGCCGCATGAAATGGCTCATGCCGACATAGTGGATCAGATCCTGACGATAGCCGAGACCGGTCACCGCGCGCAGCAGGCGGGCCGGGGTCTGGTTGAAGGCATCGTCGTAGGCGGTAGCGATTCTCGTGCCATGCGGCGGCAGCAGAACATCGCCGACCTCCAGCATGGCGCGGGCACCATCGGCGACGATATCGGACACGGTCACCGCACCATTGAAGCGCGCAGGCAGCGGCGCGGCGCTGCCCGGAACGTGGCCGGGCGCGACCAGCGAGATGAACATGCGGTCGATGTCGCCGGGGTGGACAGGCTCACCCGGCAGGCCAAAGCCCGCTTGAAGATCGGAGAACGGCAAGGTTATGCGGGCATCGGTGGGGGTGCCTTGCGCATAATTCCATAGCCTTACAAACCACGTCCGGGGCGTGCCAGCGGCATCGCGCCCTTCGATCGTCAGCGTTGGCCCGTTGGGCAGATCAAGCGCGATCACGCCTTCGGACTGCCAGCGAAAGCTGAGCGTGGTGTGCGCGTAATCGCGATCGGTTTCATAGGCGAGCAGCGGATGATCGAGCGTGTCGACGCTGTCCCAGATCAGCCCGACCAGTTCGCCTGCGTGGTGCAGTTCAACCTCGACCCGCAGCGCATCAGGCGCAATCGTCACCGCCGAAGCCATCGCAGGTCGGGGGAAATTGACCGTCCAGAACCGCGGGTCGAACCGCTGGATAAAGCTGCTTTCCTGCGTGCGGCGTTCGCGTGCGAGCCAGAATGCCATGATAATTCCCCCGATCAGGCCTGTTGCAAGGAGCGGCGCACCGCGCTGGCGATTTGCCGGGATGAACGTTGCATCGCGGTGGGCGCGGCCACCCCGCGCGGAACGGCGAGTTGAATGGCGACCCGCACATCGCGGCCCTGTGCGGCGATGCCGTTGTCGATCCGGCCCGATGAAGTGGGGACGAACACTTCCGGCCCGCGCTCACCCACCAGAAACGCCCGCCCGGGGCTGACCGGGCCGCCGGTCGCGCGGCCCGGCAAGCCGAACAGTGCGCCGAGTGACTGGCTGATCAGTCCCCCCAGGCCCCCGCCCCCGCCCCCGCCGCTGCTCGCACCGCCGAACAGGTTGCTGATGCCCGATTGCAGCGCATGGGCGGCGATTTCGTTGAGCGCATTGAACGCTGTGCGCTTCAGATCATCAAATCCCAGACTGCCGCGCCGCAGCGCTGATAGCAGTCCGTTTTCAAGCACATTGCCCGCCCGCCCGAACCCGTCGAGCAACGACGTGTCGAGCGAGCGGCGCATGGTTTCCAGATCGGTGGTAAAGCCATCGGTGCGGGCGCGCACGTCGATCACCAGTTCTTCGAAATTATCGTTCATCAGCGTCGCGCTCCATCATGCGGGCGATCATCTCGCGGCTGGGTGGGGGTGGGCAGGCGGGATCATCAGGCGCGGCCAGCGCCATCGCCAATTCGGCCGGGGTGGCGTTCCAGAATTCAACCGGGCGCCAGCCGAGCAGGCGGGCCGAGAGGCTGCACCAGCGCGCGGCGCAGGCGGCGAAGGTCGAGGTCACGTCTCACCCTGAAGCACCTGCGCCAGCACTGCGCGCACCGGCTGGGTGGCGGCCACTAGCCCCATTGCCAGCACTGCCTGACCCACGGCTGCACGGTCAGGCCGCGATTCCGGCGGCAAGCAATGCCACAGCAGCGCGGTCATCTCGGTCAGGGTCAGCGCGCCCGCCGCCGCGCGTTCGACCAGCGCGAACAGCGATCCCAGTTCGGCTTCGGCCAGCACCAGGCTTTCAAAGGTCGGTCGCAGCACATAGCCCATCCCCGCCACCATCAGCACGCTTTCCCCGCGCAGGGGATTGGCGGCGGCGGTCATGCTGGCACGACCGGCCCGGAGCTTTCGAGCTGGAGCGTATAATTGCGCTCCCCATTGAAATCCCCGGCATAATCGAGCCGTTGCACCAGAAACCGTCCGCGCAGCCGCTCGCCATCCTCGAATGACAATTCATAACCGGCAAGCGTCCCGGCCAGCGCATGGCTGCGCACCGCGCTTTCCGCTGCACTGCCGAGGAAGATTCCCGCAGCGCTGACAGACACTGATCGGGTGCCCGCGCCGGACAAAAGGTCGCGCCAGCCGCCCGAATCCTTGTGGGTGATGACTACCGTGTCGCCATTGATCGACATTTGCGTGGTGCGAAGGCCTGCGACGGTCTGATAGGCGGGGGGTGAGGCCCCATCGGTGATCTTGAGCAGGAAGGCGGCGCCGGATTGGGCGGGCATGGGCGTTACTCCTAATTTTGTTCAAGGATGCGGAAACGAAATTCGATCAGCGCGGCCCGGCGATTGTCGGCGCGGGCTTCGCTGCGCGAACGCAGAAACCGGATTGAGGCGAGTTCGAAACCAGGCTGAAACGGCGGCAGGTCAAGCACCCGGCGTTCAATCGCGGCGAGCAAGGGGGCGTCGGCGGCGGTGAGATCAATGCGGGTTTCCAGCTCCAGCGCGATCCGCGTTTCGCGGCCCTGCCGGTCTTTGGAGCCCCAATCGATCGAAGCGCTTGCCGCGATGCCGAGCCACGGCGGGCTGACGCTGAGCGGGGATTCTTCCTCGATCGCATTGATCGCGGCGAGCGCGGGATCGGCCCTGAGCCAGGCGATCAGTGCGGCGCGCAGGTCATTTTCCATGGTGGTCAATTCCCTGTTCTGTCTGTTGAAGCGATATCGGCGGTGAAATCGGGCCACAGCGCGGTGGCAGAACGCCACTCCGCACCCGGCGCGCGGCGTTCCCTGCGACGATCAACTGCGCGGCTGGCGGCGATCTGTTCGGCCCGCGCGCGCAGGCGCTGCACTAGCCGGGCGCTGGCTGCTGCGGCGCGGATCATGCCAGCCTCGTGCTGCGCCATGGCCGCCACAGCGCGGTAACGCTGGCGGGCACCGCTGCGCCGCCCTTGCCATCGCGGTCACGCTCACGATAGAGATGCGCGGCCAGCCGGATGATCCCATGACGCAGCGATGCGGGCAGGCTGTCCCAGTCATCGGCAATCCCGACGACCAGTTGCAAGGCGATCCCGCGCCCTTCGAACGGGCGCAGCAATTGCACGCATGCGCTGACCGCGATGCGCCACTCCAGCGCGTCGGTTGGCAGCGGCAATGCTTCACGCGTGCCATCGGCAGTGATCCATGCCGCGCCAGTGATTTCGCGCACCGGGCGCGATACCAGTTCCTGCCACCCCGCGTGCGGCGCGATGATTTCCTCGACCGTCTGCGCCAGCGGCATCTTGCCGGTGAAGGCTTCGCAGATGGCCAGACTGGCATCGATCAGCCCGATCAGGGCCGCATCGTCATTGGGGCGGCTGATCCCGAGCCAGTGCTTGAGCTCCGCCAGCGCCGCGCCGTCAAGCGCTGCTGGCTGCAAGATAGTCCGCTCCATCGCGGGTTCTCCAATTCTGTGTTCGAGACAAAATGCGCCCGCATCGCTGGGTCAGGCGGGAAGGGGGCCTGAAGCGATGCGGGCGCGAGACACCGGCAAGGGAGCAAGGGGGGACTCGACCTTGCCGGGGGATCGAAGCCTAAGTTAACACCTAGGCTTCGATCTTCAGCAGCTTGATCGCGTTGGAATCGAGCACTTTGCCGCCCACCCGCTTGGTGGCGTAGAAGTGCACGAAGGGCTTGTTGGTGAACGGATCGCGCAGCACCCGGGTCGCGCCGTTTTCAGCGATCAGATAGCCGTGGCGGAAATTGCCGAACGCGATCGGGAAGGCCCCGCCTGCGACATCGGGCATATCCTCCGCCTCGATCACCGGATAGCCCAGCAGGCGGTCAGGCTGGCCTTCGACCATGCCCGGCTGCCACAGGAACGCGCCATCGGCGGTCTTGAGCTTGCGCACCGTTGCCAGCGTTGACGAATTCATCACGAACACCGCGCCCTGACGGTGGCCCGATTTGAGCGAGTGGATCAGGTCGATCAGCCGCGCATCGGGCGCCGCGTCGAACCCGGCGGCGCTTCCCGATCCGATATATTGCATCGTCCCGAATGCCCGCACGCCGTCTTCGGCAGTGGCGGTTGGAGCGTTGAGGAAGCCTTCGGGCTGGTTGATCCCGGTTCCGTTGACGAATGCCGTGCCTTCGGCGCGCGCGAATTCCAGCGCGATCTCGCTGGCCAGCCAGGTTTCGATGTCGAAAGCGGCGTCATCCAGCATCCCCTGGCTCGCCGCCGGGTTGGCGTAGAGATCGCCCGATGGCGGGGCGATTTCAGCAAATTGCGGGGTTGCGGTTTCCGGGCGCGGGGCGGCTTCGCTGACCCAGCCTGACGCGGTGCCGCCGGTAGCAACCAGCTTGCGATAGCCAGACGTGCCGGTCTGCACCACCTGAGCAATCGCGCGGATCGGGCTGATTTCGGCGAGTTCAGCGGCAATCACCGCGTCGATCTGGCGCGGCACGGCATAGCCGCCATCGCCGGGGGCGGTGCCGCTGATCGACTTGAGTTCGGTTTCACGTCCACGGCGCAGATAGCCATCGACGAAGCCTTTGACTTCAGGAGCGTCGCTCGCCGGGGTGCCGCCCATCGCCGGGCGGGTGGCGGCGCGGGCGACTTTGTCGAGCCGCGCTTTCACCTCGTCGACATCGGTGCGCAGGCCGGAAATGGCCGCATCGGCCTGATCCTGCCGGGCAATGATGTCAAAGCTGGCGTCCAGCGGATCGGTGGTGGTCATCGCAGGTTGGGTATGTTCCATGGGGCATTGGCCTTTCGGTTGGGCAGAAAAAAGGCCGCCCCAATGGCGGCCGGTGGAAAGTGGTTTGGTCGGCTCGGTCAGCTTACAAAATGCACCCTGGCTCGATGTTGCAGCGGGTGGGTGACCAGGCTGACTTCGAACAGGTCAATCTCGATCAGTTCGCGCCCCTGATCGGATTGCCGCGCCGCGCGGGTGCGGAAGCCGAAGCTGAGGCCGCTTACCGCGCCTTGCGCCAGCAGCATCGCCGCGCGGCTATCGGGCCGGTCGATCCGGGCGATCACCCGCAAACCGCGCGCGTCCTCTGACACCTGCTCGATCACGCCGATCGGCTGATCCGGGCGGTGCTGCCAGTATAGCGGCAAGGGCGCATTCTGGCTCGCCAGCGTCTTGGCGAACGCTCCGCGCCGGATCGTGTCGCGCGCTGCATCGGGAATATCGAACAGCGCGGCATAGCCGGCAAAACGCATGGCCCGCGCGCTCATAGCCGGTCCCACACGCCAAGGCGCACCGCGATCCCGATCAGCAGCAACGCCAGTGCGCCGCGGATGATCCATTCCATCAACGCTTTCCACGCGCTGGCCTTGGTATCGCGCCACGCCCGCAGCAGTTCGCGCAGCTGAACCAGATCGCTCTCGGCCCCGGCATCGCCCAGCCCGAGCCGTTCGAGCACCCGGTCGGTGGCGAGCGCGCTCGATTCCTCGACAATAGCGCGTAAAGTCACCAGCGCTGCCCCATCATTGCGGGCCTGCACCATCAGGCTGGCAAGCACATCTGCGCGGCTCATGCGGTATTCTCCTCTGGCTGTTCTTCAGGGCTCAGGCCCAGCATCTGGCGTTTTTCCGCGCGGGTCAGGAAATCGGCGTCGGACACCTGCGACCACAATCGCTCGCGGTCTTCCGACAGCGCCGTGACCCG